TGCTTCGAATACGAATGCGAATGTCGGCTCGCGTCTGGCCTTCCGCGGCAAAATCGTCCGGGCGCAAAGCGTGGCAGCGTACAAGGCGATACGCGAGGTGGCGTAAGCGCAAAGCGCCAAAGCGTGGAGCGAAGCGACTAAAACGAAAGAACGGGATTCGGATGGTTTCCGAATTCCATTTAAAAGGTATTTAAATACCGGCGAAGCCGGTCGAAAAAATAGAATTTTGAGGTATATGAAAAAGATTATCGCATTTTTAAAAATGAGTAACCGTTACAAGCATCTTATCGGTGGTTTGATGGTAGGTCTATTGGGATTTACTCCTTGGACGGCCTTTTATGCTGCGGCCATTGCAGCTTCCTGTCTGGAACTGAAAGATACTCTTCGGGGAAGTCCTTGGGACTGGATTGATTGGGGGCTCACCGTCGCGGGTGGCAGTATATCCGTTTTATTTTGGATGATAGTGTAATTCGTTTATCTGTTTTGCCTGTTAAATCAGTAACTTTGCAAGCGGTAGAGTTCCCCAATAGTCCGTGTGGTCTATCGCGGGTACAACAATGCGAATGCGAATGGCGGTGTGTCGAATGCGAATGCGAATAACGATGCTTCGAATACGAATGCGAATGTCGGCTCGCGTCTGGAAATCTAACAAATCGGCGTACAGCAGCGGGGACGTGTCCCCGAAGCGGTGCCGAGGGGAGCAAGCCACAGCAACAGCACCAGAAAAGGTGGAAAGCTGAAAAATCACGCGTCGGGTGGAGTTTGGTAGGCTGTTATCAGTTCGAAGAAGTCAGACCCGGGGAAAGGAAGGCCCTCATCTTCCATGTTTATTAACCAATAGCTTATGCGCAGGGAAGGATATATTATCGAGGAAATCATCGAATACTCCAATATGTCGGAGGCATTCGATTCGGTACTTCGCGGAACCGATCGTAAGAGGTCAAGGCAGGGACGATTCCTGCTTGCCCATAGGGAGAAGATTATCGCCGAACTGACGGCTTCCATTGCGGACGGCTCATTCCGGCTGGGCGGCTACCATGAGAGGGAAATTGAAGAATACGGTAAAAAACGTATTTTGCAGATCCTGTCCATGAAAGACCGCATCGCTGTGTTTGCCATCATGAATGTGGTGGACCGCCACCTGCAAAAACGTTATATCCGGACAACCGGTGCAAGCATCAAAAGGCGCGGTACTCATGACCTGATGAACTGCATACGTACCGATTTGCAAAAAGATCCGGAAGGCACGCTTTACGCATACAAATTTGACATCCGGAGGTTTTACGACAATGCGCGGCAGGACTTTGTTATATGGTGCTTCCGGAGGGTGTTCAAGGACAAAAGGCTGTTGGTCTTGTTGGAGCGGTTTGTTAAGCTGCTGCCGGAAGGTATCAGTTTCGGACTGCGCAGTTCACAAGGGGCAGGAAATCTACTTCTGTCTGTATTTTTAGACCACTATCTGAAGGATAAGTACGGGGTTCGTTATTACTATCGCTATTGCGATGACGGACTGGTACTCGGTAAAACGAAAGCGGAATTGTGGAAGATTCGTGATGCTGTTCACGGGCAAATGGGAAAAATAGACTTGGAAATAAAGCCGAATGAACGGGTGTTCCCTGTAGAAGAAGGCATTGATTTCCTTGGCTATGTTATCCGTCCCGACTATGTAAGATTGCGGAAACGCATCAAACAGAGGTTTGCCCGGAAGATGCACGAGGTAAAATCGAGAAAAAGACGGCGGGAACTGATTGCCAGTTTCTACGGCATGACGAAGCACGCCGACTGTAATAAGTTGTTTAAAAAATTAACAGGCAAAGAAATGAGAAGTTTTAAAGACTTGAATGTCGCTTACAAGCCGGAAGACGGTAAAAAGCGATTCCCCGGAGTGGTGGTAAGCATCCGGGAACTGGTAAACTTACCCATTGTAGTGAAGGACTTTGAGACCGGTATCAAAACCGAGCAGGGAGAAGACCGCTGTATTGTGGCCATCGAAGTGAACGGCGAGGCAAAGAAGTTCTTCACCAACAGCGAGGAAATGAAGAATATTCTCGCACAAGTAAAGGAAATGCCGGATGGTTTCCCGTTTGAAACGACCATCAAGACAGAGACATTCGGCAAAGGTAGAACCAAATACGTGTTTACATGAGAAGAGTTGAAGGAAGTTCCGGGGTTTCGCTGATGGAATGCACGAACCCGGTTAAAGACAAATGGCGCATCCGATGGGATGTGCAGGAAAAAGAGAACGGCTCTGCCTCCTACATGGAAGAGGAGTTCGGGCATAAGCCTACTGATGAGGAAATCCGCACATTGGTTATGTCCTGGTATAACAGCCAGACTGATGCAGCTATCCTATCCGGATTCGCCTATAATGGTGCCCCTGTATGGCTTTCCACGGAGAACCAGTACAACTATAAGGCAGCATACGATCTGGCTGTTCAGACGGGCGGAGAAACCCTACCGGTCACATTCAAGTTTGGTTCGGATGAACAGCCCGAATACCATACTTTTAGTCGGTTAGATGAGTTGAAAGACTTCTATACGAAAGCGGTAAGGTATATCCAGAAGGTTCTGGCTGAAGGCTGGGAAAAAAAGGATAAGTTCAATTTGGAATTATATCGGATTGAGTGATTGACAATCCCTTCGGGGGAGGGATAAAAAAAGCCCCCGGCCTGTTAATATAGACGCCAATCATTTATTAACACAAAACGCCACGAGAGTGCGCGACCGGGGGCAATGCCCTCTGCCGCACTCTCGTGGCGTTTTTACGCATTAAATAAATGATTGGCATTGCAAAAGTACAAAAATGATTGGATATGACATTGTTTGAAGCACTTAAATTTAACAGAGAACCGCTTGAAATGCTTATAAGTTTGGGCGGCAAGCAGGATGACCTTCGATTCATAGACTTATATACGGAGTATGAGGTCATGAAAAAACAAGGTGAAAAGACCACTTATGCAGTGGCGTTTTTGGCAAATAAATATTCGGTAAGCGAACGTAAGGTGTATGATGTTATCAAACGGTTTGGAAAGCACTGCACGCTCGGTGCAGTGTGATTGATGTGCCGGGGATGTCTTGTGTTGTCCGGTAGAGCTACCTTTGTACAACCAAAAATAAAGCTCATGAATAAGTATTACCAGACATTAGACAAGATACTCCAAACGGGCAAAATCCAGACCAATAGGAAAGGCCGTATCAAGTATCTATTAAACGAAAGGCTCATGCTGACCCCCGCTGATTTACTTGACATATTTGAAAGCCACGGGATAGCCAGGAAAAAGCTGAAAGAGGAATTGAAACTGTTTATGCAAGGAGTCCGGGATGTGGAAAAATACAAAGAGGCAGGGATTACCTGGTGGGATTATTGCGGCCATACCCTTGTAAACAGCTATCCAACTTACTTTGAAAAGCTTCCACCCCTCATAACCAGGATTAACCGGGAAAAGCGCAACAGCAAGAATTATGTCCTGTTTCTTGGAGAAACCGGGGTGGAAAGCAACCAGGCACCCTGCCTGAGCCTTGTGCAGTTCCAAATTGACGAGGGAGAACTGGTGCTATCTGCATATCAGCGTAGTTCTGATGCGAACCTTGGGCTTCCGGCTGATATTTATCATCTTTATCTGATGGCAAGGCAGGTGGAGCTTCCCCTGAAGTCCATAACCCTTGACCTTGGAAATGTGCATATATATGAAAATAACATTGACCGGACTCTGGAACTGTTATCCGGAGTTGAAAACATTAAATTTGACTTGAACGTATGAAGAATATGAATTTATCTGCACCACTGCCATTTGTAGGCCAAAAAAGAATGTTTGCTAAAGAGTTTATTAAAGTTTTGGAACAGTTCCCTGAAGATACCGTGTTTGTGGACTTGTTTGGCGGTTCCGGACTTCTTTCGCATATAGCCAAAAGAAGCAAGCCCGATGCTACTGTTGTCTACAATGATTTCGACAACTACCGGTTCAGACTGAAAAATATCCCACAGACAAATAAACTGCTTGCCGATATTAGGGAGCTGGTGGGTAATTCGATACCCAAACATAAACCAATTAAAGGGGAACTTAGAGAACGCATTTTTAAACGTATCGAGGAAGAAGAACTAAATGTTGGGTACGTGGATTTTATAACCTTATCATCCTCACTAATGTTCTCCATGAAGTATAAATTGTCTGTAGCCGAAATGCGCAAGGAAGTCCTTTATAACAACATTCGCAAGACCGGTTATCCGGAGTCTTCTGACTACTTAAAAGGGCTTGAAATTGTATCATGCGACTACAAAGCAGTATTCAACCAATATAAGGATGTTCCCGGAGTCGTCTTTTTAATTGATCCGCCTTATCTTTCCACTGATGTTGGTACGTACAATATGTATTGGCGCTTGTCTGATTATTTGGATGTTTTAAAGATACTCGAAAAGCATTCCTTCGTTTATTTCACATCCAATAAATCCTCCATACTTGAACTGTGTGAATGGATTGGAGCAAACAGAACCATTGGCAATCCTTTTGAGGGTTGTACAAAAAAGGAATTCAATGCCCACATGAATTATTCTGCCGAATATACAGACATGATGCTGTATAAGAAACAGGAAAAATTAGTTCATAAAACAGCTGCTTAGCACTGAACAAAGATACAATTTTTCAAGCAGAAGGCCAAATTTTGAGCCTTATTTTAATGCCGTTATAAAGCCATTTTTTATGAAATTATAAAGCCGAAACAGAGGTCATTACAAAACTTTTGTTTCGGCTTTTTGAGTGTTGCGCGCTTTCCTTTTTTGAACGCTTCGTTTTGTCCCTTTTCCTGAAAATCGAACGCTTCGTTTCGGATTCTGCGGAAATTTGGATTTGCGGATTATACAGATAATTTACGCCCACTGCACCTGACTGGTAACATACGAAGCAGAACATCTTAAGTTTAGGATCTTCCTTCAACAACTTCTCTACTTCCTCCAAGTCTCTCTTGAAATGCTCTCCACTAAGGAAGCACACATTCAGTTTAGGATATATATCTGAATATCTGCGTGTGTTCCCATCATCAATGGCATGTTCGTCCATTGAATCATTATCGAATTTTTCTCCACGCTTGGTTATTCTTGCTTGTTGAAGAATGTTCAGTGCCTTCTTTATACCGATACTACTCTTACCCGTATATGAGAATGGCTGAAAATAGAGCCATGCCTTTGCGTCAGGATTTTCAATAAAATCCATATAGTGACTCAGCATATTCACCATTCTGGCAGAATTGTTCTTATCAAAGGTGTTCTTGTCGGTAGAAACGAAGTCAAGACAATCTTTGACAGCTTGATTACATTTGCCAAGATACACCTCAATCTTTTCTTTTGGATTTGTATTTTCCTCTTTATAAATTGAGAACTTTACGTCAGGATTGGCATAATTGAGGGCTATATAATCTTCAATTCTTCGCAATGCATCATTGTCAATCTTCTCAACCTTTACGCCTTGTTTGGCTATATAGTTGAAGTCGTAGTTGTGAACTGGACTCTGACTGTCAGCCGTAGCACTACACATGATTACTCGATTATGGTTGACCATATCGAGCAACACGTTCTCAGGCATACACCTCATTTCGTGATAATCGAAACAACAAGAATAACGGTCATTGTCAAGAGAGTACACCTCTATGAAACTTATACCTTTATCATAGATAGATCTGCTCTCGACCTCCTGGTCTTTTGAGTGAGGAGTTTCAAAGTTTGTTCCACAACGCAACTCTTGTAGAGCCTGACGGTATTCTGTATTACCTTCGTTTATACCCATATATTTAATAATATGGTCAAAGGCACGCTCACTCTCAAGATCTACAGAAGTCTCGTAGCTTTTCTTTTTACGGAGTTCATTCTCTATTCGAGCATACTCTTCCGCATGTTTATCTACTATCTGAACAAAAATCTTCAGGAAAAGAATGATACGATTTGCCGCAAACGATAGGGTGTTATCATTCTGGCTCTCCAACATTTGTTTTGGTTGAAGGTATGAGACATTCTCCTCTTTCTTGTTGTGGATGGACAATACGAAATTCTCTGCTGAAAATGTCTGGTCTTCATCATAAAAGATGAAATTGCCGTGATTGACATTCTCATTCAATTCCAAGCCACTAAGCATCTTCTGAGGAGCTATGTCATCAATCAGATATTCCTTCTTCTTTTTTATCGCTTTAAGCATTGCCTGAATATTGTCTTTATGTTCAACCCATTCAGGCATCCTTTGCATATCCAGAACCTCTTCATAGTGCTCGCAGATAAAATAGCACAAGCCCCAGAAATTAAAACGTCTTCTTCTACCACATTCACAATCGAAGAGACGTTTCATTGCAGCCTCCTTTACGCGGTCGGACTCATCAATAATGACAAGTGAGTCCTCGATATGCTTCCAATAAGGCTGTGTACCCTTACGCACCAATTTAGGTGAAGCTGTTGTGTGCAGCTTGGATGCTGTCAACGCAACGATCTTACTCTTATAAAATAACAATTCTGGGTATAGTTCCTCCAGTACTGAATATTCTCGAAGGATATGCGAGGCTATAACCTCGTCAGTTTCATTCTTATATTTCTGACGAATTGGAGTAAGGGCTTCTTTGCGCACTTTATCAATAAGACGCGAACGATTCTTTGCAATTTCCTCAGTAATTCCTTCTGTTACATCATTATAAGTATAAAGACGTTTCAAATTAGCAAAAGTCTTATCCCCTTGAAAAAGAGGATTTGCTTCCATCCTCTGAAGGATGGCAGGGTCAGTAAACGCTCGTTCCCATTGCTCTTCTTGCGAATAAACACGAAGAATATCATGCTTCTGAAGCTTGATACCGCTCCTGGTTAAATTCTTCCTTATGTCTTCGATTGTTGCATCCAACTGTTTCTTGGCATCTGTGACATAGAAGATACGACGGGCATCTTCTTTCTTCAATTCTTCTGCCATCAACAGGCATGAATTATATGTCTTACCAGAACCAGTAGGTAATGGTATCACAAATAGACCGCGTTTAGGTTGTGCAGCCTTCAGCAGCTCTTCAAATATACAGTTTTTCAAATCCAT